TAGGGTATGGTAATAATGGCGGTGTTGGTGGTGTACACTCTTCTGCTGATAGTCAAACAGGTGGCGGTGGAGCGGGCAGTCCCGCAATACCAAACAGCAACGAAAACAAAGGCAGTTTCCCTGTCCAGTATGGATTAGGGGGAGATGCTATAACCCTATCCGGTTACAACGTGGCTGCGGGAGGGAATGCTTGGAATATACCTAGCTGGTGGGTTAATAGATACCTAAATGGTATTTCTCCTAGTCAGGTTTATAGAGCAGGCTCTACGTACACTTATGGTGATGGTGGGGCCGGTAGTGGATCAGGTCGAAGGGGGCGTCTTATAATTATAGGCACAAACACTAAAAGCATGAGTACCAGCGGTAGCTTTACTGTGAACCCAGACGGTAGCATTTCTTAATCTAGCCATAAGGAAATACACATGGCATACGTCAAAACACAAGGTGGCCAGACGGTCTACCCATACAGCATTGGGCAACTCCGTAAGGACAACCCAAACACCTCGTTCCCGAAGTCTATCCCTGATGAGATGCTGGCGGCTTACGGCGTTCATTCGGTGACAGTGCTTAATGCCCCTGTATACGATGAGGCTACTCAGCGCATTGAGCAGGACGCACAACCGACCGAGAGAGACGGACAATGGGCTATTCGTTGGACTGTCACGGACCTGTCGGCGGAGGAGTTGGCAGCAAAGAGCAATGAAAAGGCGGCAGGGGTGCGGATGCAGCGTGATCGCCTGCTTGCGGCTTGCGACTGGACGCAGGTTGCAGATGCCCCCGTCGATCAAGCGGCATGGGCTACCTACCGTCAGGCTCTCCGTGACATCACGGCTCAGGCTGGCTTCCCCGACAATGTGACTTGGCCTACTAAACCGGAGTGAACAAGGACGAGGCCGAAGCTAACCTTGCAAAACAGATCAACGACCAGAAGGCACCTGCCACTCAGTCTGGCCTGCCTTGGGCTGTTGAGTAACTTAAACCTAGGGGATATGGTGAATTATGTCCAGAGATGTAACCCAAACTACACTAAACTTGTTAGACGACAGTGTGATCTACCCCTTCTTTGCTGTTGAACTGTTGTTTGATGGTGAGGAAGTGTTGCGTCTCTGGACTGGTCAGGGGACTCTAGTTTATCAAGGTGTGTCATGGTTTGGAACGGGTAATCTACTTCAAATTGACACTATTGAAGAGACCTCAGAGATCGCTGCTAAGGGGGCAACTGTTACCCTTAGTGGGGTACCATCGGAAGTATTGTCCTTGGCCCTCAGTGAGCCTTATCAGGGTCGGCAGGCTAAGATTTACCTCGGGACATTCTCTAAGGGTCAACTACTACAAGAGGACTCTGCTTACATTCTTCTACAGGATGGTGGCAAGATTACTCTAGAAGACCGTAAAACTGACCTGACTGAAGTATTCGCTGGTTACATGGATCAGATGAATATTGAGGAATCTGAAGGTGGTTCTACTGTTACCCTCACTATTGAGAATAAACTCATTGACCTTGAACGACCAAGAACTGCTAGGTTCACTAATGCCTACCAGAAATATCTTTATCCTAACGACAAAGGGCTTGAGTTTGTAGAAGACCTACAGATCAAAGAGTTGTTCTGGGGGAAGATTGCATCATGACGAATGAACAAGTTGTAATCAATATGAAAGCTAGGGCTTATCTTACTTCTACTGATTGGTATGTGACTCGTTGGTTAGAGAGGGGTATCCCTATCCCAGAAGAGATTTCTCAGAAGAGAGAAGATGCCAGAAACCGTATAGTGGGTTAACTTATGATCACTTACCAACAAGAGTTCTTAAGTGATTGTCGTAATGACTGCCAAGAACTTATCCGACTGCATTGGGAAGAGATAGCCTTAAACAAAGAGGTCATTAGGCTGAATCCTGACTGGGGTGCTTATGAGTCTCTAGAGGACTCTAATATACTTAAGATTTTCACTGCTAGGGATAGCTCAGAGTTAGTGGGGTATTTTGTCGTCCTAGTTGGCAGAAGCCTTCACTACAAAGACCATATCTTTGCTGAGAACGACATACTATACCTGCACAAAGACTATCGTAAAGGCTATACTGGTATCAAGCTAATTAAGTTTGCTGAGAAGTGCCTGAAAGAAGATGGGGTATCAATCCTCAAAGTCAACACTAAGGTGCATCAACCATTTGACACCTTGATGTCCTTCCTCAAGTTCAACTTGATTGAGAGGGTATACACTAAATATCTAGGAGATTGATATGGCTATTTCTGCAACCGCTGCACTTGTATCTACAGCCTCTGCTGCTGCTGCGGGGACTGTAGCACTTACATTTACTGCCCTAGCTACCCATTTCCTAGTAACTACAGCTATTGGTGCAGCTATCAATGCCCTTACTCCTAAGCCCTCTATACAAGCTGCTACTACAGCACAAACTGGTTATAATGTAACAACTACAAGTTCTGTCGCTGACCATCAGATTATATACGGTAAAACTAAAGTAGCTGGGGTACGTGTATTCGATGCTACTACTGGTGGTTCTAATGAAACTCTCCACAGGGTACTAGCCTTTACTGGACATGAGATTGACTCTTTTGACCAAATATACCTTAATGATGAGCTTGTAACTCTTGATGGTAGCGGTAATGTAACTAGTCCTAGTCGTTATAATGGCTATGTCACGATTAAGAAGCACTTAGGTTCACCAGACCAACTAGCTGACTCAACCCTCGTGGCCGCTGTACCTGAGTGGACTACTGCACACAGACTACGTGGCATTGCTTACCTTTATGTTCAGTTGCAGTTTAATCAGGATGTATTTCCTAACGGTGTTCCAGAGGCTCTTGCTGTCATTAAAGGCAAGAAAGTATACGACCCAAGGACTAATACTACAGCTTGGTCAGATAACCCTGCCCTCTGTCTAAGAGACTATATTACCAGTACGACATATGGTCTTGGGGAATCTATCGATAACCTTGACGACACTTTGTTTATCACTGCGGCTAATGTCTGTGACTATTATAACTACCCAACACTGAGTGGTTCTGTTAGGTATAATCTTAATGGTAGCTTTACTACAGCAGCGGCACCCTATGATCTTATGCAGAACCTGCTTAGTGCTATGGGTGGACTTGCTTGGTATGCTCAAGGTAAGTGGCGTATTAAAGCTGCATATTGGACTAGCACAGTAGCTGACTTTAATGAGGATGATCTTCGTAGTTCTATCTCTGTAGCTACTCGTCATTCTCGTCGTGATAACTTCAACAAGGTTAATGGCGTATGGAAGGGTGAAGATTCTAATTGGCAAGCGACAGACTTCCCTCCAGTTACTAACACTGCCTTTCTTACTACAGACAATAACCAAGAACTAGCTATAGACTTAAATCTGTCGTTTACATCCGATGTGAATATGGCAAGACGTATTGCTAATATTTACTTGGAGCGTAATCGTCAACAGCTTACAGTTATGGCTTCTTTTGGTATGAGGGCCTTCCAAGTTCAAGTTGGTGATAATATTCGTCTTACTAATAGTAGATTTGGTTGGGTTAATAAAGAGTTTGAGGTTGTATCGTGGACATTTGGTCTAGCGGACAATAATGACCTTCAGGTTCATATGACCCTACGAGAAATCTCCGAGAGTGTCTTTGACGATATTGCAGATGGTGCTGTGTATGAAAGGGACAATACAATTCTACCTTCACCATTTACTACTACCCCTGTTGGTGTTGCTGTAGAAGCTATCGCACAAGTCACCAATCAGAAGGTTTCTAATCTTGCTCGAATCACTGTTACAGCAACCTCTGACGTTTTCATCATTAGGGTTGAGGTAGAGTTTAAGAAGTCCTCTGATGCAGTTTGGAAAGCTGTAGGTACTGGCCCTGTAGGCGTCTTTGAGGCTGTAGACCTTGAGACTGGTATATACGACTTTAGGGCTAGGTCAATCAATACGTTTGGTGTCAAGGGTGAATGGGAAAGTCTTGTAGACCAAGAGATCAATGCTTTCATTGGTGACCCATCTGACGTGAGTTCTCTATCTGTGGAACTGTCTGGTGGTACTCTGTTTTTAAGCTGGCCACCTATCCCTGACCCTGACCTCTCTCATTACGTCGTTAAACATAACTCAGATACTACAGGCGCTACTTGGGGTAACTCTACCACTGTTATTGAGAAAATCCCACGTCCAGCTACAACCGCCGCATTGCCAGCACGTAGTGGTACGTATCTTATCAGGGCATACGACAAAGAAGATAACTTTAGTGAAAATGTAACTACTGTTGTCGTTCTCCCATCTGACTTGCCTCAGCTAGGTACGACAGACACTCAAACAGAAGACCCAACTTTTGCTGGTACTACAAGCAATGCTGTAGTTGTTTCTAGTTCTGTTGAGATTGACAACACAAGTGCCGCAAGCCCAACTGGTGAATACTTCTTTAGTAACTACATTGATACTGGGAGTAGTCGTAATGCTCGTGTGACAGGGTTTAGAACTTTTGAACGTAGGTATGACAATGGGACTTTGTTGTGGGATGCCATCCCTCAGAATTGGGATACTTGGCCTGATAACTGGGATGATTGGACTACTGAAACAGCCAACTGGGGTGACGTAGGTGTAACAGTTTATGTTGCCACTACTAACGATGATCCAGCAGGCACCCCCACTTGGAGTAGTTGGGAACTTGCTAACGGATCATTTTATACTGGTCGTGCCTTTAAGCTTAAGGCAGTTCTGGAAAGCGATAACACTAACTATACTCCCGCTATCTTGACCCTAAGTGCAGATGTGGAATATTAAGAGGATAACATGAGTCAACACGATTTTGATATTGCAAACCAGACAGCATCTAATGCTCGTACCGACATTAACAATGCACTAAAGGCTTTGGCTTCACTTTCGAGTGGGGCTTTGGCTCCCACCACCACATATGCTAACATGTTGTGGTATGACACTGCTAATGACCAAATCAAAAAACGTAATGAAGCTGATAGTGCTTGGATTACTTTAGGCACTATTAGTGAATCGTCAGGTACTTTTAGCCCCTCGGCTGTCGCACTGCCCGCAGGTGCAGTACAAGTCTTTGCTATGAGTTCAGCCCCAACAGGTTGGTTAAGTTGTGATGGTAACGCAGTTTCCCGTTCTACTTATTCAGGGCTGTATTCTGCTATAGGAACAACATATGGCTCTGGTGATGGATCAACCACATTTAACTTACCAGACCTTCGTGGTGAATTTATTCGTGGTTGGGATGCTGGTCGTGGTGTTGATAGTGGCCGTAGTTTTGGTTCGTTTCAGGCTGATGAATTAAAAAGCCACCGCCACAGTATCCAACATGGAACCTCTGGTTGGGACGCCTATACGGGTTATAACATCGGGACAGGTGGTGTTGACTACACTGATTATACTGGTGGCGCTGAAACTCGTCCACGCAACATTGCAATGCTTTACTGCATTAAGTATTGAGGTGTGTGATGGGTTATATACTAGGCAACAAATCTCGTCGTAGGCTCTATGGTGTTCACCCTGATCTTGTCGCAGTGGTCGAGAGGGCTATTGAAATTAGCTCTCAAGACTTCTCTGTAGGGGAAGGGCTTCGGTCTATTGATCGTCAGCATGAACTCTACAATACGGGTCGTAGTAAGACGCTTAACTCTCGACATCTTACGGGTCATGCTGTTGACCTATTTCCTTATCCTATCTCTTGGGACTGGGAATACTTCTACCCCATCGCTGATGCTATGAAGAAGGCCGCAGATGAACTTGGGATTCCTCTAGAGTGGGGTGGTGACTGGAAAGGTTTCCCTGACGGACCTCACTTTCAACTCCCTTGGAAAGATTATCCAGTATGAGCACCGAGGATTTGGAAAGACGTGTATCTAAGCTGGAAGAGGCAAACGATCACTTAGAGAAAAGCATTATACAATTAAATACAACCATTGCCCTCCTCAATCAAACCGTAGAGACAATGGCTAAGAATGAAGAGAAACGACAACAACTTTTAGACCGTAGTTTCTTGTTTGTTATCGGGGGCTTTATCTCTGCTATCGTAGCTTGGGTTGTGCGAGGGGGATTAGGGCAGTGAGTTTTCAAAGGGTCAAGAACAACCTTGGCTTCCTCATTGCTGGAGCAATCCTGTTTGGGGTGGCCGTGAACGTATACTATGAACTTGGAATAACAGGTGGGAAAGAACCAGAATGTCAGTCTACATCGACAGTATCACATTCCTATGGGCGATAGTCGTCCTTGTCCTTTACTCTAACTGGATCGTAAAAGGTTGCTCTTGGCTGGCCACCCTTGGTCTAGCACTTACTGCAACTTACCTTATCGCCCAAAGTGGTTGGACTACTGCGTTTCTATTGGGAGATATTTGGGGTCGTGACTTCAGTAATTATATCTGGTTCATCTTCAATACCCTAGTGTTTACACTATTGACAGTGTTGTGGAAGAAGAATAAATGAAAACATATAAGAGGGAATTGGCTGTAGCTTTACTGTTATGGCTTGTCTATGTCGTAGAGGTGAAGGATGCAACTATCGTTGAAATACTTGTCTGGCCGATTTTCTCTTTTGCTGCCGCTGCTTTTGGTTTTGACCAGTATGCCAAGTTGCAGCAAGGGTCCATTAAGTCTTCTGACAGGGGGCGGACCCAACGTAGCGGCCAATACACAGGTGGGGAAAACCAATACACAAACGGTGGGGACGACAAATAATGTGGCCCCTACTGTTTCAGTAAGACCAAACTCTAGGGTGGACTCTATAGATCAGTCCAACCAGACTACAGTGGTCAATGAGACCCAACCTTGGTTAATACTACTATTGATACTAGGGTGGCTGTTGCCTAGCCCACAAGAGATTATAAGAAGCATCGTCAGTGTATTCAGACGAAAATGACATATAAAAACACTAAAGCCCGCTCGCTCCTTAGTTGGAACGGCGGGCTTTTTTTATTGCTTATGTGGACCTTGGGAACTCCACACACTTATACATGATGATTGCACTGCTAGGTAACTGAGACAGTGCTTGTTGTCGCATTCCCTCTGCATAATCAATACAGATTACATTATTGGTAAATACATATTCCGCTGCGTAGGGCCTACATAAACCTAGCTCCATGTTACATACTACGAATAGTGCCGAGAACATCTACTTCTCCTTATATTGGACTAACCTGTTAAGATACCATTGTGCCTTCTTCAAATCTTCGAGGCCGTTCTTATATCGCCAACGATGAAGATACTTTGCAATATTCCCACGTAGGTATCCGATATACTCATCCTCATTTAAGAAGTCTTCGATGTAGTCGATACATTCGATAGAGCCTTGTCCGTAGTGGGCAGGGCTATTTACCATATCATCGCTTTTGGTATCGAGCTTACTTAAGTCCCACTTAGCCAATCAAAGTCCCTCCTTCATAAATGCCATTATCCATTGCTTACAGAGCACACTACGAACAATGTCGTCAGCAGTGAACTCCACAACAGGAACAGGGATCATGTGCTTCTTAGCAAGGTGAATGGCTTTACTAAGGCCACTGGTTTCACCAAGGTCAGATTGCATAATGTCACCGTTCAACACAACCTTACAGTTTTCACCAATCCTAGTCAAGAACATCTTCATCTCGTGGGGTGTCACGTTCTGTGCCTCATCAAGGATAACGAATGCGTCTTGGAAGGAACGACCCCTCATTGTCTCGAAGGGGGCAATCTCAATATTACCATTTTTAATGCCTGTTTCCACTGCACCCTTACCCAAGTTCCAATGAAGGACTTCAAGCACAGGCATAACCCAAGGCATCATCTTTTCCTCTAACGTACCCGGAAAATATCCGATAGACTTACCAGCAGCTACGTTAGGACGGGTGATGATGATCTTGTCGATAGCCTTCACAGTGTAAAGGTTAGAGGCAAAGGTAGCAGCCATATAGGTTTTACCTGTCCCTGCGGGTCCAAGGACGATAATCTGCTCCGCAGTCTCTAGGGCATCAAGATACTCTTTCTGTTTTGGCGTCTTGGGCAGAAGCTCTGCCAAAGGTTTGTTATCAGCATTTTTATAAGCCGTCTTGCGACGAGACTTCTTAGGAGGTGCCTGTTCCATTAGCTTCCCTTAAAGTGCTCTACCAAATCGGTATAGCCACCAATATGATTTCCTTCATTGTCGAAGATTTGCGGGGCTGTAGTTAGGCCAGCCATCTTAATCAAAGATAATACCCACTTACTACCTTTCTCCTGAACATTGTATGTCGTATAGTAGATACCCTTCCCTTTGAGGAGGGTCTTAGCATCTTCACAGAACTGACAGTTATTCCTAGTAACGACAACCCACATTATCCTTGACCTCTGTTGGGTTTGTAAGACCTCTTCTTAGACTTGTTCATGGAGCTGAACTTGATCCGAGAGTTAGTCCTACCCTGAGAGGTATTCTTTGGTTTGGATGAGGGCTTCCATACGGAGCCAAGGTTTACTTTTGCCATTATGCGTCCAATGTGATTAATTCAGCTTCGGTGTAGGGGATGTGGTAGAATAGCTCCCCCTTCTGGATATACCGACCTTTAGCTTCCTTAAGACGGTCTTGTCGTAGTGAAGTATCTCGGATACGCCAGACTTGTGCAAGGTTCTTGTCGAAGATGTAGAAGTTGAGGAAGCCAGTCTCGTTCTGGTATTTCTTAAGGAGGCGGGTCTTACGTTCAGGGATACGGATTTCAGCCCAATCTTTAGGCCAGTCGCCCTCCCATGCCAGCTTCACTTCAGCCTCGTTGTAGTAGGTGTTACCATTCTTTGTGGACACAACATCTACATAGTAATCCTCCTTCTTAACTTCCACACTATGACCACGGCCATGGAGATGCTTTGCTAGGGCATCCTTAGCTTTTTGGTCGTAGGCTTCATACAAAGCCCTATCGAACCGTTTACGAATAGACATAAGTTCTCCAGAATAAGGAGGGGGCTTAGGCCCCCGCCGTTATGTCAAGTCAACAATCTCACAAGAGCCACCAACACATGCGAAGGTCTGGGAACCCTTAGTGCTATCATCAGCCTCATACTCTTTCAGCTTAGACCAATCAATCTTCTTCGGCATAAGAGATAGGAGAGTTTCATAGTCAGACCTTCCAATCTCTTGGTAAGGGGCCTGTTGATAGGTGTGTTCGTTATAGGGAAGGAACGACACCCCAGACATCTCATCAAAGTGTTTGTAGACGAAAGAGCCTACCTCGAACCATTCATCCTTCTTGACGTTGATTGTCACGGAGGGTTTGTGTTCACACCAGTTACGTTGATATGCCAGCCACATCTCCAACTGTTCGATAGCAGTCAGATCAGCAGTGACAACAGCGCCAGTAGGTGCCTTCTGAGGGAAGGAGAACACCACAGTGCTGTCAGGTTTCATAACACACGGTTCACAAGGGATACCCTGATCCTTCATAAACTGCGTCAGAGGGTCTTTAACATCACCTCGAACAGTGCGGATATAGTAGTCACTATGACGGGCATGGATACCAGAGGCAGAATCAACCAACTGGCTAACAGTGCCAGAAGGCTTGACGCAGGTAATAGCTGCACTAACAGGAATGCCAAGACGAGCAGCCCATTTAGTGTTAGTAGAAATCGCAACATTACGGAGATGCCCCAGAGTTTTATCCAATGCTGCGTTCTTTGTCGTCAGCAAAGGGTTGTCCATGATGCCTGTAAGGGATACCCCCAACAGACGTTCTTCCTCAGTGTTCTTCTGCCAAATCTTTCTCAGGTACGGGAAGTGGGTGTAGGTCGATTGGATAGTTCCCAGAATAGTTGCCAACTCGACTTTTCGAGATAGACTCTCAATAGTGTCTGTAGCACGGACCACAACTTCCGTGAGATTGCAGAACTGATACGGACGCAGGATGATTTCGCTGCATGGGTTAGTCCCAAACTCATATCCAGTCTCCCGACGACCATTCTTAGCAGCCTGCTTCACAGAGGCTTGACGGTTGAAGATACCACGTTCACCAGAGCCAGACTCCACTAGAGCCATCCACTCACGCATGAACGATACAGCATCAGGCTTCTCTGTGTAGCTTACAGAGTTGTTAGCAAGAGCACGATGAGGATCATTCTCCCACCATGCGCCAGACTTGGCATGACGCATACGATCATCAGAGAGGTTGCTAAGAGAAATCATCGCAGAACGACGAACACCACCAACAACCACTACCTCACCGATCTTGCACATGATGTCATGGCATTCGATAGAGGATAGGCGACGACCTTTAGCACCAACAAACTTAGCGGTAACAAAGTTGAACAATTCCACCAGAGGGGCAGGACCAGAAGCACGACCACCAAAGGTCTTAAGTTTAGCACCAGCAGGGCGAACTTTAGACACATCCCACTTAGGAATTTCACCAGAGTAGAGAAGTGCGATCACTTGACGCAATGCCTTTGCCCAACCTTCCTTGCTGTCCTTGACGATCACTGTCGTGTCAGATGCAAATAAAATCTCAGGGACTTCTGGCAACTTGCTCACGAACTGTCGTTCAACAGAGAAGCCCACACCAGTGCCACAGAGGAGGATAAACATAGCCTCATCGAAGCTCTTGGGATCATCCACAGGCAGGTAGGAGCAGTTGTAGCCAGCAGTATTATCACGGTTAAGGGCCTCACCAGCAGTCATCATAGCCCGCATAGAAGGCATAATCTCAAGGTTAAGGATAGCCTCTTCAATCTCGTCTATAGAGACTTCATCACGGGTCTTGGGGACAACTACGTTCTGGATATAACGAGAGACGGTCTCAGGCCAGCTTTCACGGCGTTGTTCATCTTCAAGCCACCGTGCATAGCGAGAGGTGTGAATGAAGGCTTGGTAATCAGTTGGAAGGTGGTTGCTCATTCTTATCTTCCTAATTCTAATGTAAAGGTTAGCGGGGTTTGGATTGCATCAATCCTTTCGCACATTTCTTTGGGGCATTTTTCACGGCCCTTGTTCTTAAAGTTTCTAGCGACATTGGTACTATCCGCTGACGCAAAAGGCCACCTCTTATCTGCAAGTTTAAGTCCACGCATCATATGAACCCAAGGTCTTGCTCCAGACTTTTCTATTATAGACCAAGCATCGTCTGCACGCCTAGACCAAGCTGCATTACCAACTTTCCAAAATTCACCGGAAGAGCCGAAACAAAACCTTGGGTATGTGTCAAGTATTTCTCGCAACCAGTCTAACGACAAGTGCATATGCCACACAGGTGCGGAAAGGTGTTTAGGGTATGGCCAACCAGACATATACTCTCTTTGATCCTCCACGCTACCATCAATAACATCCGGTATGATAGCCCAATTTGCACCATATAACTTGTCGTCTAGCCACTTTATGTAACCGTCCTTGTTGAAAGGTTTACCTTTTGTGTAGGCCGAGAAAGCCCCATTGTCCCACATGATACTTTGTGCATTTCTTATACACCAGTCTGCATCCCAAGGGTGGGCAAAAGAAACACAAAAGTGTTTTCCAGATAGTTTTTCAAGCTCCTGTCTGGGACTTATCGGTGTTCCGTGATAATGTAGCATACTTCCTCCAAGCATAAAGTGCTGCAACTACAGCAAAAGTTGCATAAAGTTTACCAACAACATTACCAGAAGAAAACTCTAGAGAACCGAAAGCAATATAGACAAAAAGAATGCTGTCTACAATAGCCCCAACGATACCAGAAACTAAAACTGCCAGAGCACGGCCTGATTTACGGAGTGGCGTATATACCGCAAGGTCAAACATCTCCGCAGTAAAGAACGCCACCGCACTTGCGACTGCAATAAATGGGTCAGCCACAAGCCAAGAAACGACTGCACCGACAGAAACAGCAAAGGCAGACCACTTCCAGTTAGTGAGTTCCTGTAACCAGTCTCGTAATACTAGCGCAAGGCCAATCATCAAGACCCCACTTGGGGCCATAAGACCAAAACCAACAGGTATCAAACAAGGGCCATTTTCTAAGCAAACAGCTCCAAAATTACCAATCAGAAAATTGGCTGCGGGCACTGTAAGCATAAACAGTAAGAAGGCAAGATATTTCATACTAGATCTCCTAAATCAACTTTAGGGTAGTCAGGGTTTTTGACGATCTTGCCATCAGATCGACGTTTAATCGACCCATCAGGTTGGATACAACGACCAAGATTGTTCTCATGCACACGAATAACCGCTTCAGTTAGGTTCCACCCAGCAGCATTCGCATACCCATACACCACATACACAAGGTCCGCCAGTTCTTTTAATTGTTGCTCTTTCGTATTGTGAAGGTATTCGGAACGCCATTCATCAAACTCCTCTTGCATCAGGGAGGCATACAACCCACAATTAGGAACCTGAGATAGCACCTTGGAGAATTGTTTTACCATCTCCATAGGGTCACTCATTACACTGTCTTCTGGGCCATAGTAGGCAAAGCCCATATCCTCTATGTCACGTTGGGTAATCATATAAGTCTCCCATAAAACTCAGTAGGTTTGATTTTGTTGTCAGTCCCGTTAAACAAATACCAGCAGCAATTATCTTTACCAGTGCTACTACTATCCTCAATCCACTTAACACGACCAACACTGACAATCTTGTTACAATAGGTCATGTATGTAGCAGACTGTTTCGTGTGCATCCAGTCAGCATCAAACAATAGCCACATAGGTGCAACATCTAACCAATGTTCGATGAAAGCATGAAGGAACTTACGTTCCCACGGAGGGTTAGTAATAATATACTCCACAGTCTCGTCAGGGAAGTAGAGGTCTAGGGCATCATTCTGGTAGATACCCTGTGCCCTAGGCTCAACGTCAGACATAAAGATGCACTGAGAATTTCCGCCAGTAAGGTGCTCCAAGTGAGCCACCAATCGACCATCGCCAGCACAAGGCTCAATATAATCGAACTTCCCATAAGGAAGGTGGTCGATCAGTGGCTCCACGGCTTCGATAGGCGTAGGGTAGTAATCCCTCGGAACCCTATCGAAGTTACTCCTTTTGCCCATGATCTAACTCCAGAGGATCAATGTTTGTAGTGAAGTATTTTACAATCTCGTAGGCTTCATCAAGAGTGTCATACCAGAGGTTAACCTGTCCCATCTTACCGTTCTCGGAGACCTTAGCCACGATCATCCAATTCCAATCATCAGGGATACCCATCTCTTCAAGCTCTTCCTCTGGGAAGTCTTCTCTACTAAATGGACCCTCTACAACACCCCAGATCATCGTCTTTGAGGTATTTTGTTCGTCTTCTTCGGTGTAACCAGCAAACCACTCAGAGATACGCAGGAAAAAGAAAGCCATCCACATTCGCATATTATTCACCTTTACTCATTAGTGTTAGGTAATGGTCCATGCTTATGATAGCAAGCCACTCTTTACGATCACCACGACAAAACACAACAGGTTCATATTTCTTTTCCTGTTTAGCTTGGTCATACCAATCATAGATTGTCGTTAAAGTCTTACGGCGTTTGACTTCAATAGACACGGGGAGTAACCCCCGTGCCTTAGGAGAGAGTTGTATGTCTTCACCATTCTGGCCCATAGCAGTAGAACGGACATCATCAGGTTCTAGGGTAGGGAAGGTCTTAAGGATAGCATCCCTTACCTCTTGCTGACCTAGCCTGCCTTTTGCTTTCGAGCCTCTGGCGGTTCCCATATTTCACCCTCTTTGCGTCTAAGCCATAAGAGCCTAGCATTCTCTACTACACGTTCAATGTCGCCACCATAAGCCTTCATAACAGAATCCCATAAGTCTTGCTCATCCTTGGCACCTCCTAGTATCTTGTCTGCATTAGCAGGTCCAACACGATAGAGACCAACAATGTTATCAGAATTATCTCCGGTTAGGATTTGCTTATAGAAGAACTTCAGCCCATTAAAATCGTCAACAGTATACCACTCATCACGACCAAAGTTATAATGGCGACAAGGAAGTTGCAGCATGTCTTTGTCAATGGAAGCGACAATAGTGGAAGGTCCATATCGTGTCGCCTCAATAGCAATCAGATCATCTGCTTCTTCCCCATCACTAACAATGGCACCCCACTTCTCGATCAAGTGTTCCCTAACGTCAGCAAGGTGTATCGGTTTGACACTGTCTTTACGATTACCTTTGTATTCGTAAGACTTGGCAATATCAAACCGAAAGTTACCTTTACCTGTCAGATAAACTTGGTATTCATGTGGGGCTGCGACAAACAAGGTTCGTTGTAAGATCGTGTTGATTAACTCGTCTACCTTGTCTACCGCAGCTTTCAGGCATTTATCCTGTGCATGGAATGCTGACCTGTATGCAACGATGTCTCCATCAATTAACACTTTAGTCATTGTAGTGCCTTTCCCTGTTACAATTAGCACTGGCCTACTTAAATGTACCTTAACTTGTGTATACCTTACCGTAGGCCAGTAACTATTTCACAGTGTCTCACCCCAGACCATGCTACCATCGTCTTTTGAGAAGCCAACATCCTCAACATAGGTGAACCCGGCACCAAGAAGGAAACTCTTAACTGCATTAGCGATGTCTTGAAGGGTCTCCACATTATCCCGAGAGATACGAACACTCCCCTCAAGACCATCCCACTCTTTGTCGTAGTGGGCTTCAATATTAATAAGCATTAAGCAGCTTCCTCTTTATTAAACAGACCACGGTAGGGGTTATCACCACCGCCAGAGTTGCCTTCATAAGTCACATGGTCAGTAACAGCGATACCCATTACCCGAACACCCGCCCCATTTGCATAAGTCTGGAACTGGACGATAGCCTTAGAGCCGTTACCGATTAGACCATCTTCTTCAAGGTTCCACTCACGCTTATTATCAATCCCATTGGTAAGGTTCAGGATCGTGATAGGACCACCAAAGTTTACGACTTGCTTACCACCTTTACCATCGAACTCTTTGATGTCGTCAACAACCTGACGTTTCAGTTTCATAAACTTACCGATACCATACTGCGAATTACCCTCAAGGATACGCTGGGAGTTCATTGGCGAAGGGTCAAGACCATCATTCAACAACTTGTCGATCTGTGGCTCATCAGTGAAGTAAGCATTGACTACATATTGACCGCCCTTCTTGTGGATGGCTTGTGCTGCACGGGGGCCTTCTGGGTTCCCCATATCAGCGTTTTCTGGGAAAACTCGTGCCCATTCAAGCACCATTTCCATGTTGTAAGTAGGCATTATCATCTCCTTTTGCCTAGTAGGTATATACTATATAGCACCTTATTTCGTGTTTTGTCAGTTCACGAAATGTTACAGTCGCTAGTGAATTGCTGCATATGTGTTACCAAATTGAACATCAGCTCCTAGTGGGACATTTAAGGACAGCTTAGTGTTCAACTTTTCGACTGCACCCTTCATGATACCCTCAGTCTCGTTCTCATCACCTAGTTTGGTAATTACAATCACCTCGTCGTGGAACTGTCCTATAGTCTGTAAGCCATTTTGACGACATATAGCTACCCAACTATCAAAACAGAATACACCAGTGCCTTGGTTTAAGGTAGAGAAGCGGTCTTTATCGGAACGCAACTGATACCAAAACTTACTGACGGGGTTCTGTAACCACATAGTACCAAACAACTCACGAACACGAAGACTTCCTGCAACATTCTGGATAGCCCAATTACGTTCCCAAAAGGCAGTTAGGAGTTTCTTTGCGTCCTTTTGGGACATACCCGCCTCACGGGCTAATTTAGGTGCTCCTACACCGTATGTGGCGCTGTAGTTCACTACCTTATAAGCCTTACGCACCGCCTTAAGGTCAGGACGTTTACCAGCGTTGTAGTCGTCAATATCCTCTTGGGTAACGTCACCAGCAAACTTAGCTAAGTCTAAGTGGGGGTCGAAGCCTTCACGAGACATCTCAAGAACATAGTCAGGGTCAAGTGGTTTCATATAGTGTCGCTTAGTGGTATCCTCCAGAGAGGTCATATCAGCCCCACAGAGGGTATACCCTTCGGGGCAGGTAAGCACCCCACGGATAACATCACCATAAGGCTTATCGACAGATGGTAGGTTCACCAGAGGCTTTGCATGGCGGAAGCGGAGGGTGTTAGTGAACCCTGCTACCTCTGCCTTCAAATACCCATCATCTGAGACATTTTCGAGAAAAGACTTGAGAATGCCAGCACGGTGAGTAAGCACAGTAAGGCCATCCAAGATGCCAACAGCGGGGTCCACATCAGAGAGGTCCAGAACACTTTCACAGAGTTCACCATCTTTACGAACTTGTTCGATCTTTCGTTCATCTCCTGTCACCTTGTCACGAAGGAACTTCCAAGTCCTAGGATTCCAGCCGAGGCTGTAGAGCCAATCCTTTACTTGGTCATTCGAGTTGGGGTTTGCTAGTTCATCACCCACCACCACAGTCATTTGTTCTGCGGAGATTGGCATCTTATTCTCTGCACAAAGTGCGGTCCATCGTTCACCATGACTACTCAAATTTCCGTCTTTCTTGTACATCACCTTCGGCTTAGTCCGAATAGCCGTTAGAATACGCCGTGGCATGGCATCTGCTAGTTGCTCTTCCTTCTCCTGCTTCAGTGCCATAATCTCGTCGTAGGCGGCTTGAGTGCGTTCTACGTCCAATTTCCACCGTAGGGCCTCTTGCTCACGAGCACAGTCCATCTTGAACGACAAATATTGGATGAAGCGGTCCATCTCACCTTCGTCTTGATAGAGTTTGTTCAGCTTGTGCCAGATGTCTCGCCAGAGCCGAGAGTTGATCTTAACGTCCTCAGAGCAGCGGTGAGCATACTCTTCATACGTCAGGGTGTTCCAGTCCTTGATAACAGGCTTAGGCACCCCATAGTCTTCTCCGTAAGATTCCAGTCCATGCTTAGGACGGTCGAAGTTAAGATACCATGACAGTGCAAGGGTATCCACCAGTTTAGCATTTACCTTGATGCCCAAAATCTTTTCCACCGCAGGGATGTCAAAGCGGATGATATTATGCCCTATCAGGTAGTGGTGAGTTGCGAAGAACTCACGCATCTCGTCATAATCACCCGTGGAGATAATATCTTTACCATCACAAGAATAGGACAAGACATGGATTTTGGTCATCTCATCTAAAAGACCATCCGTCTCAATGTCAAATACCCACATTATAGCACCTCTCTCAAAGTAAACGTCTCAGTATTAAACCGCATCTTACCAGCTTGGCCTACCTCACCAGTCGGACGGTTCTTCTCGACGTGTAGGTGTGTCGTATTACGTTCCTGAATGTCTGTCGAGTCTTTATCACGTTGTAGGTTCACAATAACCGATGCACGTTGACCGATCATACGACAATACTTGAAGTCGCCATTGTCGTTAGTATGACCGATACTTACGATACCTACGTTAAGCTCCGCTGCCAGCTTAGAGAGACGAACAGACAAGTCTGCAAGCATCTGTTCCTTGCTTTCATCAGACGACCCTACAATCACATCTTGGATAGGTTCGAAAAAGACATAACGAACACCACAAGCCTGACTAAAGTAACGGATTTGGTCGCACAGTTCATCAGAGCCTTCACCATCTTGTAGGTAGAACTGGTAAAACAGTTCGTCTTTAGTTAGTGACTTGATAGCTTCAATTACATCAGATTCCCTTTGCTTTTCTTCGATCAAGTCCCTACGTGTCAGGTTATCGTTCAACTCATACGACACCAAACCCAACAGGGATCGTAGCTTAGTCTCCTCAAGGTGCCATGCAGCAATCGGGATACCTTTCTTCAGCAAAGTAAACTCCAGATACCGCATCAACTCCGT